GTCTGTGTTACATTAGACATCTTATTAGTAGAACTCCAAGCTGAAGAGTTATCTTCATCTGAGCCGTAGATTGTTGTATTACATCCATTAAATCCACATGAAAATGTACCTCTTAGTCTTAAGTTAGCTGAGTCTATCTGTGTTCCTTGAGCTACATCTACATTTTGGAATCTGAATCCCAAGTAGGGTAGAAGAGCATTAATATTTAGTGTTGATTGATTTGTTACTACATTACCAAAATTAGTTTCTTCTGCATCATCTGCACTTGCTGTTATACTTTCAGTTTCTGTAACCATCTCCTCCACCAACTCTGTTTAATTTGTAAATCTGTAACTGCCCATCCTGCTCTATCTAATTTATTATGTAATTCTTTTACTCTAGTTCTCATGCCTTTCATATCTAGCTCTCTCTTACTATATACTTTATCATATATTAAAGCCATTGCATTCTTAAGGTGATGCCACTCTCTCTCAAACTCTACTCTTAACTTCTTTATTTTATTAGGCATTTCTTTAGTTACGTTCCTAGACCTCCCTATTATTTTATACTCAATATCTTTTAATGGTAATGGTAGTTCTTTTGGCATCTTAATCCTCTGTGAATACTATTGATACATGAAGCTCGTCTACTGTTCCTGATTGTGCTGTTGTCTCTAGCCATACGAATGAGTCTGCAGGTATTGTTGCATCATTGAATGAGGTTACATCTGATCCTGAAGTTGTGCTTGTTGTAGTTGTACCTGAAGTTACTACTTCATTCCCTGCATTACTTCTATCTGTTGCATGATGTCTTATAGTCCATGTTACCGACGGTGTTGAACTACCTAATAATACTGCTCTCATCTCTGAGATTGTTATAGCTACTGGTGTGAAGAATACAGTTACATCTTCAGATGATGTTGGGTCTTCTAATGTTATCGATGCTATTCTAGTTATTGCATCCTTTGCATCTGCATCTGTGTATTTATTATCATCTACATATTTCTTAGTTGCTGCATCTTGATTAGCTGTTGGGTCTGCAACATTCACAATTTTATTTGAATTTAAATTTAATTCGCTTTCTGCGGCATCAATAAAAATATAATCTGAAGTGCCCCCATTATTCCAAACAAACCAAATATCTTCGTCCTGAATATTATTTGCTATTACAAAAGTTCCTGTGACTGAAGTAGAAAAACCAAAGTAAGCAGTTACATTGTCTGCATCATCTTTAAATTGTATTGTTGAAATTGTTGAACTACCTGTTCCTGAAGAATCTTTTAAAGTTATTGCCGGGTCATTACAGACTAAATCTAAATTTCCAGTAAGAGGGTCATTAGAACAATCAAGTTTTAAAAATCCATTATCGACATATTTTTTTGTTGCTGCGTCTTGGTCTGCTGTTGGGTCTACTACGTTAATAATCTTATGGGTGTGCATATCTAGTACACCATCGTTAATATTAACTGTGCCGAAGTCTCCTAGTATTCCTTTATATAAGTGAGCATTATCTCTATGACTCTTTCTCTTTGGTAATATATCTTGACCGAATGTTCCTATGCCTGCTTGGATAGGTGCTGTCTTAGAAGTAGGATTTATTTTATTCATGAATCTTTTTGTATTATAAGGTTTCTTCTTTGCCATGGTATCCTCTATATAAAAAAAAAGAAGTTAAAAAATAAAAACAAATTTACTTCTTCTTTTTAGTATCAGACCTGCCATCGAAAAGTTCTGGTCTTGCTTTCTTAAGCTTAGCCAGTTGTGCCTGGAATTGTTTGTTGTTAGGGTGTGCCTCGTATATCTTGATATACTTCTTAAGTGTTTCAACTGCCATCTTAACTTGGTCCCACATTATCCAAAAGAGTCACTGCCTTTGGATTCTTTAATTGACATACTCCAATTTCCCAAGCTCTAATAGTGTACCTTACACCCGGCTCTTCTATTGTTCTAACAGTAAGAGGCTGTACTTGTTTCCAAGTAGCTGCTTCTTTAGCTACTACAACAGCAGCATAGTCATCAGTAACTGTCTCACTTACAACAACTGTTAATCCTAATAGCTTACCTACTTGTCCGTTCGTTACTTTCTCACTACTGAACTGAGGAATGTTACTACCTTCTGTCTCAATTAAATGAGCTAGTAAGTGTTGGAAAGATTCCGCATTAACTAGTAAGTATCCATTCTTATATGGATTATAGTTTTGTTCTGAGATAGCTCTCATTGCTTCAAGTATATTGTCAATAGGAGTAGCATTAGTATGATCGTCCCATTCGTGAGTAACACTCACAGAATTAATATTACTTGCTGATTGACCTTCTGTTATTACATCCCAGATGTCGTCGTCTACACTCTTGGCAACTGCTCTAGATATTCTAAGCAGTGTTCTCCTAACAGTATCAATGTCGTTAGCTTTAGCATCTTCCCAATAAACGTGACCTTCCATACCATGCTTAAGCATATATGAGTTTTGCTGAGTCCATGATGGTTGACCATGAGGGAATGTTGCACCTCTTGGTACACCTTTAACAGCTGATCCTGTACCACCAGTTAACTCAGTACTAGTCTCTTGGAAATATCTTTCCTGCCAACTAGATGAGCTTTCGATGACACATAGCTGCTTCATCTTGTACTCTTGTAAAGCAAAACCAGTCACAATCTTAGATACATTAAGTCCTCTTATGTCAGCCATTCCTACTGTATCTGCCATTATTCCTTAGATGCCTCCTCTTCATCAAGCTCTTCTTCAACAGTTTCTTCTGCCTCTTCGACTTGTTTTAATTCTTCTTCAGTTGCCATTGTTAGTAAATACCTACTGCTACTCTAATAACTTCTGCATTTCCACCACTCTCGAGAGCCATACCTACATTCTCATTAGCTCCTTGAGCACCAGCATCATCTGCATCTGTTACTGTATTAGCACCAGCAATTTTTACGTAGTTGCCTAGGGTAGCCCCAGCAGCTGTACAGGTAACATCAAAGATTCCTTCAGTCCAAAGACCAATAGAAGTCTGACCATCATTAGCCACTTTCTCTTCTGCTGCTATACCTGCAAAGGTTTCGTTATCACCCGAGCTAGCAGTAACTGTAGCTGGGTCAGAAGAAAGTTGCATGATAGTTCCCTTTTCTATACCTGTACCATCGGCACATGTGAATCGAATTATTCTTCCGCCGTTAGGCAGTTCGATTGGTACTGCTTCGTTTGCCATGTTACTTAGACACTACACTTTTATATAAATTTTTTGGTGTAGTACCTAAGCCTTAGAAAAACTTATCTTGCCATCCATGAAGTCTTTAGCATACTCTTCATCTGTTTGTTCCTTCTTGGGTGGCTCAGAAATACTTGCATCTGCTTTACCTGAGAACATCATTCTAGTATAGACTGCTTCCATTCTATCTAACTTAGCCCCAACTTGCTCATCCAGTTCCTTAAGTTTAGCGTACTTCTCATCCACTGCGTCAAGTAATGGAGTAGATATTTTCTTCTCTTCTTTAGGCTTTGGTTCTTCTTTAACCTCTGGTGTAGTCTCTTCTGGTTTCTCAGTACTTTCTTGCTCTTCACTCATATTTACCTCCTTATATTCCTAGCATAGTCATACGTTGTCTTATCTGTCTTTCTGTCTGTTCTCCCACAGATAATAACGCATGAGCTCCAGATATTATAAGAAGAGGACTTGTATAATATAAAATCTTAGCAATTCTATTAGCGTTCCTAACTCTCGTTAGTGAATCGCTTAACTCCACTGCTGCTTCTTGTCTAGAAATAGTTCCATACTGTGCTGCTTCTGCTATGTCTCTTGAATATATAGATTGTGCTGAGATAATATTATCTATTGCTCCCCAGTAAACTGTTGCTTGAACTCCTTCCTTCAATGCTCCTACAGCAAAAACCTTTCCTTTATGTTTTAATAGAAATCTTCCAACATTTTTTAACATCTCCATTTTAGATAATTGATCCATTTTAGATAATTGTTTAGCAATCCTTGCTGCTGTTCTGCCTCCAACAAAAGCTCTTTGTGTAGTAATTCCTTGCCCTGCTCTTGCAATAATTTCTTTAGGAACATCTTTTACAAAGGTTCTCTTACCCACTTCTTTAATAGGTTCCATCAACCCTGTCCTTGGATTTAATCTCTCACCAACAGTTTTGTATGCCCTAGTTACTCTCTTAGTTGTTGCTGGTCTAATCACATCTTGTAATGGTGTTCTTGTTCTAGTAATTCTAGCTATGTTAGGCATTACTGCTTGAGTAGTAGCTTTAGTTGCTGTCTTAGCTCCCTTTAATACAGATACTGCTTTCCCAACTCCTGCTAGTCCAACAGTTAAAGCTAAATCCTGTACGTCGGGATCGTTGTATATTTTTCCTTTAGCGAGATTAAGTTGTTCTCTTGCATCTTCTATTTGTTCATCAGTACCAACACCTGTAAGTTTTAACATTTCTAATGCCAATCTCTCTGCTCCTCTTAATGGTGCTGCTACTAGATTAGGAAGTAATCCTTTGTCTTTCAAGTTGGCTGCTGCAGCACCAGTCTTCTCAAAGATATTAGGGCTCTCAAAAGAGATTTGCCTAAATTGTTGAGGTTGAGTATCTTGTACTGGTTCATTCTTAGCTACAGCTTTTTCATAGTCTGTCTGCTCTCGCTTTCCTTGAGCTACATCATTCGGTAGCTCTTTTCTTTTCTTTCTTGGTTTAATTGCCATGATATGCTACTACCACCTCTCGTAATTTATTTAGTGCTTCGGTCATCTTTGCTAACGTAGTTACATGAGTTCTCCACATTAGGAGAAATGCTGCAATCGGAAACCCGACGCTTGAAACTAGTTGAGTTAATTCCCTCTCGATCATTGTCCCACTCCTGCGGTTACATCGGAAGGTTGCATTTGCATACTTCCCATGTCTTTACGTTTATCTGATAATAGTTCTCTTTCCAACGATGCTGGAAATTCTAGGTTAATCTTATAGAATAGTTGCTCCCATACTTGCTCTTCTAGGTATAGTTGCTCTTCTTCTATAGTTTGTTGAAATGCTAAATATGCTATCTTAGCTGAGGCTTCTGTAAGCTCACTACTTCCACCAACAATAATCTCTGGTACTCTTGCTACTTTAAATATCTCCTGCCTTAACATTTGTATCCATCCCACTGGAGACAGTGTTGCATTCTGTGGAACTGATACTAACTCATGCTCCACTGTACCTTTAGGAATTATCACATTCTCACTCTTGTTGGTAGCATCATCTACCATAGTTTTAAATTCAGAAATCTTAGTAGTATCATCAGTATCTACATGCCACACTCTCATTGGTTTTACATGTCTATGCATCACTTTCTTCATGTCATCCATAGCCTCATTCCTCATAAGTATCATAGCTTCCAATGCCTCTATCATTGATACACCATGTACTTCATCAGCTACTCTATTTCTACATAAGTGAAATAATTCTCCCGGTGCAAACTTCTTATTAGTCTGACCAGCATGTTTATTAATCTGTTCATACCTTTTAATAACTCCCTTTC